TTTAGCAGTGTCAAGTGCTTCTTGATTTTTCAATGATTCCTGCATCGAGAATGTTTCGCCTGCTGTGAAGCTAGGGAAAGTTGTTTTACTTTGGATGATTGTTTCACCGCCTTCGTATCTAAAGATCTGGAAGTCACCAACATTGTTCGTTGTGTCAGTTGTGCTTCCTGATGTCATTGATTCTTCAGTGACGTTGAATTGAACGTACAGATCACCAGTGCTTAAACCAGTTCCGCCGTTTGCTGGATCTAGTTTGAAAATAGCTTGATGGTTTGTTGCATGTAATGGTGAACTAACTTGTGAAAAGCCGCCGCCTGATGCACTGTAAAGTTTTGTAACAATGTTTGCGCCTGAGTTTGCAGAAGTAGTCTTGAACCAAACAGAACCGTTTGGTCTGTCTTCGTCTGCTGTTTTCCAAGTTGGTCTTGAAGTGTGTGCCGCTTGTAGGAATTTAGGACCTTTGTATGTACCTGCTGTTATTCCTAATTCTGCTAATAAGCCAGTACCTTCTTCAAATCTAATTGTGTTAGTACCTGCACTTGAGTCACCTATCGCTTGACCATTGTGAAATATTTCTAAGTTACCTGTAACGCTGTTTACACTTGCTGTTACGTTAGTTACATTTGAACCAATCGCTGTTGCAACGTTTGATAAAGCAGTACCACCAGTTTGGATTTGTACACCGTTCATTTGCATTGTTGCACTGTTAGTTACTGTTGTACCACTCGCAACTGTTATGATTGGTAATGCCGCATGCCAGGCACTTGAACCCACGTGGTTCCATTCGTTACTTGCATTTTTCTTGTAAATTTTGTTAGTAACATGAGTAGTGTTTATAGCGTAATCTCCGATAGATCCAAGTCTTTGTTTTGGAACTCCTGTTGAACTGTTTCCTACCAGGTCGGAAACTGAAGTAATCAACGTTGGAGTAATAGCTGTAAATTTTTGATTTGTTTTTGACCATTCAAATATTCCATAAGAGCTTGATGCAAGGTCAAACCAATATGTACCATCTTCTGGGTTAGCTGTAGGTCTCGTTGCACTACCAACTAGTTCGCCAGTATTAACGTTTGCTCTTAAAACGTATGCTCTGTTGGCAACTCCTAAGAAAGAGTATGCCGCTTGTAGACCGTATTCATTTAATTCATAACCGTGTAATGGGTTACCTGATGTGTCTGTGTAAAACTTTGGATCTCCAAAAGTTTCAGTTAATTCTCTTTGAGATGAAATCAAGTAAACAGTGTTGGCGTTTGCAGTCTGTGTTCCTGCCGCAGTGCCGTCTCCTGCTCCGTTGTTTTTATCTTGTGATGATGCTACTATAAAAAGAGGTGTTGTACCCGCATCTGATGGTACGTAGAAACTTTCGTTTATTACTGAAACCTCTACTCCTGGTGATGTTAAAGCCATTTTTCGTATTCTCCTTGCAAGTGTTACGTATTACTAGAGTTATTTATTAGATCATATGGTTTTTACGATATAACTTGCTATTTTCTGGTACCTATATAGGCGACGTAAATACGCATATGCAATACAAAAATCGTCCTTTGTGTAAACAGTGTAGGGCAAAGCCACGAGCATATGCCTACAAGAAGGATAGTAAAATCTATTGGCGTAGCTTATGTGATACGTGTAATCGTAAAAGGGCCGGTAGGAAGGTAGGGGGAATTACTGCCCTACAAAGATCAGGATACAGGAAACTTAAAAAATGTGAATTGTGTGGCTTCAAAGCTCAGGATAAGTCACAGCTGGATGTTTTTTTCGTTGATGGAAGTATGAAGAACACTGCTTCTTCTAATTTAAAAACGGTCTGTGCTAATTGCCAAAGGCTTGGCAGTGTCCGTAGATTGGGCTGGCGTATTGGTGATCTTGTTGCTGATGACTAGATCATCTACTTGTTCGTATAGGTTTTCTAGTGTGCCATCATTCATAATCACATGATCAAAATCCGATTTTGCCCATGCATATTCCGAACTGTGGACACCTGTTGGGATAATGTTTCCCTCAACATAGCTTGTGAACCAATCAGGATCCTGTCCTCTTTTTACTAAGATAATTTTGCCGCCCATTTCTCGGATTGTATTGATCTCATTCATAAATCTTGTGTCTGCTATCACAGTGGGCTCACCTGTATACCTCATTAAACAACTGTCTATCCAAATGGCATCATGCATGTTTTGACGCATAACTTCAGTGCCAAAATGCTGTAAAACCCAACGTGGTGTGACATCTTTTTTGAATTTTGCACTCCAAAAAGCGTCAGGCTTTTCACGCCATGCTCTGCTTTCGTCAGTTTTGCCTTCAAGCATCTCCCGGTCCCAATTGAACATCGAACTTACAGCGTCTTTTAAACTTTTTGCAAATGAATCTTTACGGAATCCGTGTTTTTGTTCTAACCTATCCGAGACTGTGCCCTTACCAGAACTTATTAATCCTACTACACCTACTAACATAGGTTTATTATACTATTTTTTTAAGGCGTTTTGCAATCTCTTTTTTTACTGCATGGACTTGAGTCAAAACCAATTTACGTACTCCTTTTTTCTTTTCCTTAAGTGCGTGTATGGCAAGATTTTCTAGATCATCAACCATGGCGGTCAATTCTTCTAGGGTACAGTTGGTAAGTTTTTTGTATCGAGCATCGTTGTTCATGACGCTGTATTTAAAATACTTGAATAATCAATTAACCAATAACAAAACTGTGTGGTGTGCCGCCTTCTGAATAATTTCCTATCTCGGCTTCTAGTCTTTCCATTTCGGCTAGTCCTTGCTGTTTCAGTTCAGCACCGTTTAATTGCGTGCCTCCCTGTGGTCCAGCAATAGTATTAAATTTGCCTCTCGCTTCACCTAACATTGTTTTGGATACTGCAAGTGCGTAATCCCTAATCCATGGTTTAGAGTAGATGTCCTTGAATAGGGTGATGTCTGGTCTAAAGTTATCCGTGTGCATAAGCACTGTTTCGTTGTCTGCTCTCGGTCTTTGTGTAATTGTCAGCTTCTTTGTCGCAACATCAAAATGAAACTGTATGAAACTGCCAAACAGCTTACCTACCAATTCTTGATATGAAGCGAAAGCATAGTAGGTTGCTAATCCACCAGTAGCACCTGCCCTTAAAAGGTAAGTGTTTGTGTAGGCCAAATTGAAAGGTTCAAACAAAGTACCACCCTCTCCGCCTTCAGTTCTCGAACCAACTGTTCTCCTGTTAAGGTTTCTTACATTGATAACCTCGTCTGGTAAGATATATGTGTTTTGATTTTTCTTCAATTCAAGAAATGCGTATGATTCTTCCACAGCGTTTGATGATCTTTGCCTGAATTTATTGATAGCTCTTTCTAGGGCCGTTTGGTAGTGTTTTGGGTCTAATTCAACGTCAATCATGCCCTCGCCGAGGTTATTCTTCACGTAATCAAATATTTCTTGTTGACCTGTTTGTAGTTCTGACATGTACATATTTATAGCCTTTGTCTATGCAATAAATATGTATGATATGCCAAGATTATCCATTTTCAAGCCTGAAAAGGGCAACGACTACAAGTTCTTTGATCGTAACATCAAAGAGATGTTCACAGTGGGTGGAACTGATTTACACCTCCACAAATACCTAGGGCCATATGATCAAGGTAGCACCAACAAGGACGGCGACGCTAGTCCAACTTTGCCGCAATATTCAGGCGATAGTCTAAACGAAAGGACAATACAAGATTTGCTGTTTCTAGAGAACAGGGACAGGAAATATGCTAGTGATATCTATATTGTGCGGGGAATTTACAATGTTCAAGATGCAGATTTCAATCTCTCACAATTTGGTATGTTTTTACAGAACGATACTTTATTTCTTACAGTGCATCTAAATGACATTGTTGAAAGAATTGGAAGAAAACCTATGAGTGGTGACGTGATAGAGTTCCCACACATGAAAGATGATTTCTCTCTCGACGAAACAATACCGATAGCACTTAAAAGATATTACGTGGTCGAAGATGTTAACAGAGCCGCAGAAGGATTCTCACAGACATGGTGGCCACATCTCTTAAGATTGAAAATGAAATCATTAGTTGACTCACAAGAATATAGAGATATCTTAGGTGACGCGGAAACAACCGGTTCTCTGGCCAGCTATATGTCTACTTTCAACAGAGAAAAAACTATAAATGATCAAGTTGTAAAACAAGCAGAAGAAGATGCACCTAAGGCAGGCTTTAATTATAAACAATATTACGTTGCACCTATAGATGAAAGGGGTAACATTAGAACGGACAATGTTAACACCGCGGACCAAAGGGTGAGCACAGATAAAACAGTCAATGCAGTGATAGATACGCCAGCGAGTTCGCATTATGGCTTCTACCTCGACGGGGATGGAGTTGCACCCAACGGTCATCCTGCAGGATTTGGAATTAGTTTCCCTAATTCAAACATAGACAAGGGTGATTATTTCTTAAGAACAGATTTCTTACCAAACAGACTGTTCCGTTATGACGGAAACAGATGGATAAAAATAGAAGATTCAGTAAGGATAACTACAACAAACAACGATTCGAGAGCAAACTACAAAACAGGATTTGTCAACAACACGTCCACGGATACAATAAATGGACTAACTGTTGAGCAAAGACAATCATTGTCTAATGCTCTTAAACCAAAGGCTGACAACTAAAAATGTTACACTTCTATGAAGGTCAAATTAGGAAATTCCTAACTCAGTTTATAAGAATAATGAGTAATTTTTCTGTGGAAACAGGGAAAGGCAAAGACGATCAAATTGCCTTAAGAGCTGTCCCGGTAGTCTATGGTGATCCAACAAAACAGGTAGCAAATATTATTAGGAACAATTCTGAAAACGCACTACAGTACACACCTAAGATAGCGGCTTACGTTAGAGAACTTAATTATGACAGAGAAAGGATGCAAAATCCATATCATATTGAAAAACAACACTTAAAAGAACGGGGTGTTGATAGCGATGGAAACTACACAAATCAGTTGGGTGCTGGGTACACAATCGAAAAAGTCATGCCATCACCATTTAGATTAGAAGTTACGGCCGATATTTGGAGTTCTAACACTGATCAAAAATTACAAATTTTAGAACAAATTTTATACCTTTTCAACCCAGATTTTGAAATACAAAAATCAGACAATTATATAGATTGGACAAGTTTAAGTTATGTGGAACTTACTGACATAAGTTTTAGTTCGAGGACGATACCTGTTGGTGCTGATACAGACATAGATATTGCATCACTCTCTTTCTCCATGCCGATATGGTTATCACCACCTGTAAAAGTAAAAAAATTAGGTGTAGTACAAAAAATTATAATGAGTGTTTACGATGATGACGGAGGACTGGCTAAAGGGTTGATAGATGGATCACTGATTTCAAGAAGCTTCATTACTCCAAACAACTTTGGATTATTAGTATCTGGAAATCAATTAAGACTTTTAGGCACAACTGGTGTTAATGTAAAATCAGGTGGAGATGGTTTTTACACAGGTGCCAAAGATCCAGGACTTGCAGACCCTTTTGAAACATTTGGCCCTGCTGTTAACTGGAAAGTTTTATTAGAACAGTACGGCGTTGTAACAAACGGCACTTCACAAATAAGATTAACACAACCAAACGGCAACGAAATAGTTGGTACGATAGCAACATCTACGTTGGATGATACAATATTGTTGTACGACATTGATCAAGACACAATACCAGCAAATACTTTGACTGCAGTCAAAAAAATTATTAATCCGTTGACATTCGCACCAACCAATCCACAAGATGGAGATAGATATCTTATCATTGATCAGATTGGTGATTCCACAGCCACAGTCCAAAGTGATACATGGGGGACACTGGTTGCAAGTGTCGGAGACATCATAGAATATAACAGTGCTCAAAGTAAATTTTTGAAGGTTTTTGACGCTTCTGACCCAGACTCTACACTACATTATGTTACCAATTCAAACACAGGTATACAATATAGATACAACGGAACAGAATGGGTCAAGTCATACGAAGGCGTCTACACGCAAGGTAATTGGAGTATAGTCATAGATGGAGATTATGTCGCTAATGACGATGCTTCGGGCCAAGATGCAACTACCCCTTGATAATTTACAAATAATCTGTTACAATAAGTCATGAAAGAAAGTATCACATGTTCCGGAGCATTATTCTATTCTACCAGCACTAAACGTTTTTTATTTTTACAACGCACTGCCAACAAGACAAAAGGTATGTGGGGATTGGTTGGAGGACAAGCCAAGTATACAGAATCAGCATTTGAAGGTCTAAAGAGAGAAATTAAGGAAGAAGTTGGAGATACGCCTAAGTTTAAAAAAGTTATACCTTTAGAAATGTTTACATCCAACGATGAAAAATTTTTCTTTCACACTTATTTGATTGCGATTGAGAACGAATTCCTACCTAAATTAAACAGTGAACATTCTGGATACAGTTGGACTGCTTTTGAATGCTGGCCAAAAAATCTACACATGGGATTGAAAAATACCTTGAATAACAAAGCTATCAAGGGCAAGTTACAAACTATTTTAGACTTGATAACTTAATTAACCAGCACTTATTTTTATAGTACCGTTATCGTTCCAAAGTTGACCTGCATTACTAGGGTCACTTGTTGGCAAGTCGGTTGCCATAACTTTACCGTTGTTGTTAATCATCAATGTACCGTTGTCGTCAGGTAGATTTATGTTTCTCTTCGTGGTAGATGTACCTGACACAAAGGTCTTTTTGCCTTCCTCTGTCTGCCATACGAATGGCACGTCACGGTGTGCGTAGATGGCGTTGTTCGCAATGGTCAACAGTGGTTTATGCTGTCCGTCCTTACGTCCGATTATTTGTATAACACTTTGATCCTGGCCCTTCCTGTTGTCCTTGATTGAGCCTTTGATTGAACCTATTCTTATATTTTCACCGGCGTCGTTTTGGCCTGCGAACTCCAACTGAGTGTCTGCATTGATTTGGATATTTTTTCCTACTTTAAACATATATGCGTATTTATTACTCTATGGCCAAAAAAAAAGGCCCTGTATTTCTACAAGGCCTTTGATTCTACTAAAAAGTAAAAATATTTATTAGTTGTTTGTTCTCACTGCACAGTTTACCAATTTGATTCCTGTATCAGTTGAGCTTTCTAGTGCTCTACCAATAACATGGAATGGTGAAATTGATTCGCCTGTTGCGGCCGCTCTCGCACAACCTTTTACCGATGAACTGACTAGTCTTTGTCCTTTAGTCACTGCACCTGTTACTCTGACTGGTGTTCTTCCTGTCATTGCAACGAAAGGATGTGAATCATTGTTACCTGCACCGGCGTTCATTGCGTATGCTGGTTGAGCCGAAATTACACCAAAAACTTGATCAGATAAATCTGCTGTTGTTTCTGTTATTTCTGCGTCTCCACCAACCATTACAACTGCACCTTCTGCCATAGGAGCGTCTGCTTCGAAACGCTCGGCAACGTCCGCGTACTGAGCCGAAGTTGATAATGCGTGTACAACGTTACACCTTACATCGACCAAAGTAGTTTCAGTTGACGTAATCGGAGAGGCATTGTCAACACCTCTTGATGCTCTCAAGGCAGTAAAGGCACCACCCGCGTTACCGTGGATTGTTGTACCGTCATCTGCAAATGATTCGTCCCATACCCAGAAAAGATCTTCTTCTGTGGCAGTTGAGTTTACACCCCTGTTAACTACTAGTCCGGAATAAGTTGGCATACCAGAAGCGGCAGATACCGTCCTGTTACACTCAATCAAGTTGTCCTCAACCGCTAGTGTTGTTGTGTTAATGATTGTTCTTGTACCGTCAACAGTCAAGTCTCCGCTTATGATAACGTTACCTGAGAATGTAGCTGTACCTGTGTTGTTGATGTTTAAGGCACCTGAAGATGCGATTGTCAAGTTCGTACCGTCACCTTCAATCTTCTCACCATCATCACCAAAAACAAGTCCAACGTTGTTCGGTAAGTTTACATCTGCTGTTGCTGTTAAGGCAATGTCAGCACCTGAATTGATTGTCAAGTCTGTGTCGTTAGACTCAATCTTTTCACTTCCGTTTGCGTCGAATACTAAACCAACGTTCTGTGGAATGTGAACATCTGATGTGGCTGTCAAGTTAAGTTTGGCACTTGAAGCAATAGTCAAGTCAGTACCGTCACCTTCAATTTTCTCGCCGTCATTTCCAAACGTAACACCAACTGCGGATGGAATGTTTACATCAGCTGTAGCTGTTAAATTTATATCTGCACCTGCGTTGATAGTAAGGTCTGTTCCATCAGACTCGATCTTCTCGTTAGCATCTGTGAAATGTAATCCAACGTTTGTTGGGATCACTACGTCTGTAGTTGCTGATAGATTCAGTAAATTGCTTGAAGATATAGTTAAGTCTGTACCATCACCTTCAATCTTCTCACCTGCGTCACCAAATACAACTCCTATGTCGTTAGCTAAATGAACATCTGAGGTTGCCGCTAAATTAATTTTGGCACCCGAAGTAATTGTTAAGTCGGTGTTATCACCTTCGATTTTCTCACCTGTTCCAAATGTAATACCAACGTTTGCTGGTACAACTACGTCAGCTGTTGCTGTAAGATTGATGTTGTTTCCTGAAATTGTTAAATCAGTTCCATCTCCTTCTATCTTCTCACCATCGTCACCAAATGTTAATCCAATGTTCGCTGGTATGTTGATGTCACCGTTTGAACCTACACTGATTGAAATGTCTGTTCCATCAGATTCGATTTTTTCATCACCCGAACCGTCAAGCACTAGACCAGTGTTGACTGCTAACACTGTATCAGCTGTTGGTGTTAATTTAATGTTGTTACCTGTGATAGTTAAGTCTGTTCCATCACCTTCTATTTTTTCCGCATCGTTACCAAATGTTAAGCCGATGTCTGCTGGTATGTTAATATCAGCACCTGCTGTAAGGTTGATGTCTCCAGTACCTGCAGTGTCAAAAGTCATGTCCGCGTTTGATCCATTAGATACAAAGTCGTTACATGAAAAGTTTGTTGCTAGTGCACCGTTTAGAACTGGTGCCGTCATTGTTTTGTTGGTCATTGTCTGCGTACCAGAGTCTGAGTACGCCTTCGTTACTACGTCACCGTCTGCTGATGGTGCCGAAGTTGATAGACCAGTGATTTTATTGGTTGAAGCATTGATTGTTACATCACCTACTTCTAATCCGTTATTGACTCTAAAGTTTCTTGTTGTCATGGTTCCATATCTCCCACATGATTGTTGTTAGTTAATGCTGTATTTAGCCTGCTAGAGCGGATATTCTGTAGCCAGATACGGTTGTGCTACCACCTGATGTGCTGGAAGCAAACAGTTCAAGACTGTTTTCGCTTGAGGTATCAAACCCTGCTGTGAATTCAATTTGATTGGATGATTTTGTTGAAACAAAAGGCCCGTTTGCTACTGCTGGTATTCCTGGAGTTGCCGCAGTGTAAACTTCCTGAATGCTGTACGCACCTTCTGAAGCATTGGCACCAACAATGAAATATACTGCGCCATTGGCGTCATCTATGTCCATTAGATCTATTGCTGTAGCAGTGGAGCTGATAGTAACTGCCGCGAACGCTTTTTGATTTGCGTTACTTTCTGCTGTCATGTTATCTTTCAAAAGAATCTTGTGCATAGTTATGTTAAGATTAGGCTCAAGCCCTGCCGCACTTACTACGACGTTGTCGCCTGATATTGCCGCAGTCAATGTTATCAACGGATTTGATCCTGATCTAGTGTGACCAAAAGAATTTATGTAAGCATCTGATCCGTCATGTACAACTAACGCTTCTACCACGTCCATCTCTGTTTT